AACCGAAGGTCAGATAAAAACAAGAGAAATAGATAAATTGGTATATGAAATTGCAGCATCATACACTGGTAGCCATCACGATTATTCGAGATTGGCTGCCATAATTGCAATATCTTCTTATCATAAAAAAACAAACCCAAGTTTTTCTGAGACAATGAAAACTCTATATGATGAGGGTGTTATAAATATTGAGTTAATAAACACAATTGAAAAGTATGGTGCGGATAAAATAGATTATATTATTAATCATGAAAATGATTATAATTTTGATTATTTTGCATGGAGATCATTGGCTGAAATGTATTTGTTAAAGAACTCAAAGGGTAAATTATCTGAAAGACCACAACATATGTATATGAGAGTGGCTTTGTGGGTAACAAAATCTTTTGAAGATGCTGTTGAATATTACAAATCATTATCAACACAATTAATATCTCCTGCAACACCAATTATGATCAATGCTGGTACTAAAGTTCCTCAACTTGCATCTTGTGTGTTGAAATATAATGAAGCAGATTCAAGAGAAGGTCTTTTGGGTACAATGAATGATATCTCAACATATTCATCTGATGCTGCTGGTATTGGTTTATGTATGTCAAATATCAGAAGTAAAGAAAGTAGAATTTCATCATCAGGTGGTTATGCTGGTGGTCTTTTAAAATACCTTAAAATTATAAATGAATCATTAAGATTCTTTAACCAACAAGGTAGAAGACCTGGTAGTGCTGCAATATATCTTGAACCTTGGCATAAAGATATAATGGATCTTTTGGAGATTAAAAAGAACACAGGTGCGGAAGAGTTAAGGGCAAGGGATTTGTTTACTGCATTATGGATACCTGACAACTTCATGGAGGCTGTTAAATCTGACTCTGATTGGTATTTATTCTGTCCAAATGACATCATTAAAAATGGTATTAAACCATTACAAGATTCATATGGTGATGAATATTTGGAGAATTATAATAAGGCGGTAGAATTAGGTATTGGTAGGAAAGTTAAGGCACAAGATATATGGAATAAAATAATTGAGTCTCAGGTTGAAACTGGTGTACCTTATTTATGTTCTAAAGATAATGCTAATAAGAAAACAAATCATCAAAACTATGGTGTTATCAAACAATCAAATCTCTGTTGTTTAACTGGAGATGTCCAATTAAACATCCAAAGAGAAAATGGTGATGTTGAAAATTTAACAATTAAAAACGTAATTGATTTAATTGAAACTTCAGAAAAATTAAAAGTAAAAAGTGAAAACGGTAAATTTGTTGATATATTAACCGGAAAATTAACTAAAAAAAATTCTGAAATTTTAGAAATAATTGATGAAGAAACTGGAAAAAGTATAAAATGTACCCCAGATCATTTGATTTTCACTAAGAATCGTGGTTATATTAGAGCGGATGAATTAGTTGAAACGGATGTTTTAGATGTGTACAAATAGTCGTTTACTCATTATTGATATATTTATATATGAACAATTTTTATGAATTATTATGTGTATGTTTTATTGGATGATAGATTTCCAGGTAATTATGATAATCCATATTATTCTGGAATCACTTTCAAACCGTTTTATGTTGGAAAGGGATTACATGAAACTAAAAATAAAATAAAAAGACATTTGTTCCATTATGTTAAAAATCCGATATCATGCGATGGGGATGTTAATCCCAATAAATGCAGAACTGTAAAATTATTAAAAGAAAACAATTATGAACCAAATTATATAATTGTTTACGAAAGTGAAGATGAAAATTTAGTTTTGAATATTGAACGTGAATTAATAAAATTTTACGGTAAAAGTATTGATGGAGGTATTTTAACAAATATAACTGATGGTGGAACAGGAGGTGATATTTTAAAATTTATTCCCGATAAGAAAGATAAAATAAATAAAATTTTGTCAAAAAATTGGTCAGGAGAAAAAAATCCAAATTTTAAAAGGCCAATTGAAGAAAATTTTAGCCATTTACGTAAAATAAACAATAATCATTGGAATAAAGGTAAAATAATGAGCGATGAGACTAAACGAAAAATAATTAAAACTAGAAAAGAAAAATTACCAATTGTTGAAATGATAGATATTAATACAAAAGAAATTTTAGATAGATTAACAACAATCTCAGCAATTGAAAAATATAAATTAACACCGTCTAGACTTTATTCATGTTTAAAAAATGGGGGAACACATAAAAATTACCATTGGAAATTTGAAAATAAAGATTTAGTTATTTTAAAATCTTTTAGAAATGACTATATTAAACCTAAAATAAAAGAAAAAATTAACAAAAAAGTTTTTTTTAAAAAAAACATAAACGACACTGTTGAAGTTGAGTATAAAAACACCTCCGAAGCGTCCAAAGAACATGGATTTTGTGTTGAGGTTATTCGTAGGAAATGTAAAAAAAATACTAGTTATGATAACATATTTAGATATGAAAATAGCGAATATAAAATTGAAATACCTAAAGGGGTAAAAAAATCTGTTGTTAAAATAGATTCCAATGGTAACAGAACAGTATTTCAAAGCGCGACAGAGGCATCTAAAAGCATTGAAAATGGTAATATTTCAGCAATAGTATCTGTATGTAAAGGTAAAAGAAACACTTATAAAAAATATAAATTTGAATATTTAAAAAATGATAAAAATAAATAAATTAATTAAAAAAGAAGACGTATATGATATACAAGTACCAGAAACGGAATGTTTTTATGGTAATGATATATTGGTACATAATTGTGAGATTTATCAATATACTGATTCTGAAACAACTGCAATCTGTACATTATCTTCCATTGTCTTAAAGAACTTTATTGTTGATGGTAAATTTGATTTCCAACTATTGTATAAAGAAGTAAGGAAAGTAGTTAATGCACTTAATAAAGTAATTGATATCAATAGTTATTCTACTCAAAAAGGTAGAAAGGGTGGATTAGAACAAAGAGCAATTGCAATTGGTACTCAAGGATTAGCAGATGTATTTTATTTGTTAGATTATATTTTCACATCAGAGGAGGCAAAAAAATTAAATAAACAAATATTTGAAACAATATATTTTGCGGCAATTACTGAAAGTAATGATCTTTGTAAAACTGGTAGATATTTGAATTATGAAGGATTTGATGGTTCACCAATGTCAAAAGGTATATTCCAATTTGATATGTGGGATAATGTTGAACTATCAGGTTTATGGGATTGGGATACATTGAAAGAAGATGTTAAAACATATGGTGTTTGTAATAGTTTAGTTACGGCACAAATGCCAGTTGCTTGTCAAACATCTGATACAAAGGTAATAACTGAAAAGGGTGTTTTAAGTTTTAAAGAGATTTGTGAATTAAATGATATAGATGTTGATAACATTGAAAAAAATGAAAATGGTGGTGTTTGGTATAATTTTAAAACTCCAATTTTAATAAAAACCTTAAATGGATATTCAATATCGGATAAAATTTATTACAACGGTTACTCTGAAATTATTAATATAGAAATGGAAGACGGTACTATTTTTAAATGTAGTCCGGAACATAAATTTTTAATTAATAGAAATAATGAAAACATATGGGTTAAAGTTAAAGATTTAAATGAAAATGATGACATAATTAATATAAACGAATAATATCTGTCATTTACGTGTTAAAAAAAAATAAAATAACATATTTATAAAAAACAATTAATATGAATATGTTATTTTTCAACAATACCAAAATTAAAACTAAAAACAGTATTATTTTTTTTATGTTAAATTTAGATGAAAACGTTATAAAAATTAATGGAGATGAAAGTTTTTTATTTAAAATATTAGAAATTAGCGATGAAAAAATTAAACCATTTGAAATAATTGATATTTTTATTAAAAACAAAAAACAAATTAGAAGTGTTATAAAATACATTGAAAATAATAAAACAAATATCGATATTGATAGAATGGTTAAATTTTTAAATTATAAAATGATGAATTTAAATGATTCTAACAGTAAAACATTTTTATGTTTAATGTATGGAGATGAAATTGGCAATGAAAAATTTAAAAATAATCAAAAACAATTTTCAAAATACTATGATAAAAATTATTATATTAATCTAGGATTTACTGAAGAAGAAGCTTTGGAAAAAATATTTTCTTATAAAACTAAAAAATCAACTACTAAAATTAATTTTATAAAAAAATACGGCGAAAAAGAAGGTATTCAGAAATATGACGATTATGTTAATAAAAGTAAAAACACTATAGAAAATTTTAAAATAAGATATGGAAGTGAATGGTTAGAAAAATGGGAAAATTACATTAAAAAAGATTCATCATCCCTTTCTTGGGCGTTGAAAAAATCAAATGGAGATGTTGAAAAATCAAAACAAATATTTGATGAAAAAAATAAAAAAACAACAATTAATTTAAATTTTTTCAAAAAAAAATATGGTGACAATATATACATTGAAAAATATATCGAAAATAATCTTAAAAAAGACAATTCAAGTTTAAATTATTTTTTAAAAAAATATGACGATTTAGAAAAAAGTTTAAAAGAGTATAAAATTAAAAATCAAAAAAAAGATTCTAATAGTTTGGATTTTTTTAAAAAAAAGTATGACGAAAATGGTGAATTATTGTATAAAGAAAAATGTAAATTATCGGATAATAAATCTTTAGGTTATTTTATTAAAAAAGAAAACGATTACGAAAAAGGTTTTAAAAAATATCAAGAGACTAAAGAAAAATTATTTGTTAAAATCTTAAAGGCAAGTAAAAGTAGTTTAAGACATTTTAAACCATTATATGATTTTTTAATTGAAAATAATTATGACGATGTTTATTTAGGTGTGGAAAATAATAAAGAATATTTTATTAAAGATAAAAAAAACATTTATTTCTATGATTTTACCTTAAAAAACAAAAAAATAATTATAGAATATAATGGTAGTTATTGGCATCCTAATTGGGAGAAACATGAGATTAACGAATCAATAAAAAAATTCAAAAATAAAATTGTTGACCCAATTAAAGTAATAAATAAAGATAAAGAAAAAATTAATATTGCAATAAATAATGGTTTTGAAGTTTTAATATTATGGGAAGAAGATGGGTTTTATTTTAATGAAGAAAAATTAAAAAATTTTTTAAATAAAAAAGGTATAAATTATGAAAATAAAAAAAATTACTAAATCAATTCTAAAAGAACCCGTATGGGATATTGAAGTTGAAAATGATCACCATTACATAACTGAAAATGGTTGTGTTAGTCACAATAGTTCTGCTAAAATCACAGGTTCATTTGAGATGACAGAACCTGCACACTCTGCATTATTTAACAGAAGAGTAGTTGGTGGTGAGATATTGATTGTTAACAAATATTTGATTAATGATTTTGAAAAACTTGGTATTTGGTCTGAAGAATTAAAGAATGAGATTATTATGAATGATGGTTCTATTCAAAATATTAATTTTAATAATTATTTGGATAAAGAAGAAAAGAATTATACTAAAAAAATTCAAAGAATTGAACATTTGATTTTAAAATATAAAACAATTTGGGAAATTTCACAGAAAGAATTGATTAATATGTCAGCAGATAGAGGACCATTTATTGATCAGTCTCAGTCAATGAACATATATATGTCAAACCCAACATTATCAAAAATTTCATCTTCACATTTTTATTCATGGGAGAGGGGTCTTAAAACATTATGTTATTATGTTAGAACAAAGGCGATATCAACGGGAGCAAAACACTTGGCGTTAGATACAACAAAAATTCAACAAACTAAGACCGATAAACCTAAAGTAGATTATGTTGAAACAACAAAACCAACAGATTCTATATTTGAATGTATAGGTTGTAGTTCATAAAAAAAAATCCCAATATTAAAAGTATTGGGATTTTTTATTTATTAGATTCAGAAAATATAGTCAAATTTCCCACAGAACCAATTTTTTCACAATTTAATTTATATTTATGTAAATAAGTAATAAGTTATTTATATAAAATATGAAAACATACTCAATTAGATTATTTCCAACTCAAGAACAAATATTACAACTTAACCAGTTGTCGAATATTAGAATGGATGTATGGAATACTCTTATTGATATTCAACAAAAATATTACGAAATAAATAAAAAAATATATTCAAAATTCGAATTAATTAATCTTCTTCCAAAATTAAAAAATGTAACAAAACCAGAATGGAAATTACTTAACGCAAAGGCAATACAAACAATTGCAACCGAAGTCTCCCAATCATATCAATCATTCTTTACCCTAATTAAAAAAGATAATACAGCAAAACCGCCTAAACAAAAAGAATTAGGAAGATATCATACCTTAGTTTTTAACCAATCAGGTTGGGTATTTAAAGATAATAAAATACAAATAAATAAAATATTATTTAACTATAAATCTAACCTAACTAATGTATCAGAATTAAATATTAAACAAATTTGTGTTAAATTTAATAATAATAATAATAAATGGTTATGTGATATTGTGATTAACGACACAATATCATATAATGATAATGTTATAATTAATACTAAGGTATTGGCGTTTGATTTGGGATTAAAAAATTTAGGAACTGGTGTGGATAATAAAGGTAATGTATTTATCTTAAAGAATAAAGCTAAAAAGATTAATCAGTATTTTGGTAAACAAATTAATGAAATTAAATCTAAATTAAGTAAAAAAGAAAAAGGAAGTAAAAATTACAATAAACTAAATAAGGTTAAGAAAAAATTATATTCTAAAAAAAATACTCAAATAAAAGAAACTCTACATATTCAGAGTAAACAATTAGTGAATATGAACTACAAAACAATTGTAGTAGGTGAATTAACAATTAAATCTTTAATGTCAATAGAAGGTATTAATAAGAATAAAAAAAGTATTAGAAAATCATTTAATGAATCTAATATTAATATGTTCTTAGAATTTCTTAAATATAAATTACAAAATAAACAATGTGATTTAATTAAGATAAATGAAAGAAATACAACACAACTTAATTCTTTAACAGGAAAAATATTTAAGAATAAGGTAGAATTAAAAGATAGAATTGTTAAATTAAGTGATAAAGTCGAAATAGATAGAGATTTAAATTCGGCTATTAATATTTTGAAAAGATATTATGACAATCACCTTGCTTCTATGACAGAGCCATTAGATTATACTAATGTAATTATGAACTTTAATGTTTGTAATAACCATTCCTCAATTGGTAATTTTATTGTTTTTTAGACAATGATAGGATGTCATTTATTACCATTTTGATATTTACTATATTTATGAATATGGCAGTAACATATGGTGTAGATTTTCCATTTAGAGATAGTTTTAAAGGACATTTTGTACAAATGACAGAAAGTCCTGAAAGAGAAGTTCGTGCTGATTTAATTCATTTAATATTAACAAGAAAAGGTAGTAGATATTATTTACCCGATTTTGGTACTAGATTATATGAATTTATATTTGAACCAAATGACCAAACTACTTGGGATTTAATTGAAACAGAAATTAGGGAAGCGGTAAAAAATTATATCCCAAATTTAGATATTAATTCAATAACAGTAACATCTGCAGAAGATGATCCAAATAATCAAGTAACATCAAATATACTTGAAGATGAAAGATTATTTAGAGTATCAGATGCGTCCACAGAACCATATACCGCAGTAGTAAAAATAGATTATACTGTAAATAATGGAGCATTTTCATCTTCCGATTTTATAATTATCAATATATAAACCATGAGTAAAAAAATATCATACGCAGTTCGTGATTTTGCGGGATTAAGACAAGAATTAGTTAACTTAACAACAGATTATTACCCAAATTTAGTGGGTAATACTAATGATGCTTCAATATATTCAGTATTATTGGATTTAAATGCCGCAGTTGCGGATAATTTACATTTTCATATTGATAGGGTTTGGCAAGAAACAATGTTGGATTTTGCACAACAAACACAATCATTATTTCACATTGCAAAAACATATGGAATAAGAATACCAGGTTTAAGACCTTCAGTTGCCTTATGTGATTTTTCAATTAATGTTCCTGTTAGAGGAGATAAAGAAGACGGTAGATATTTGGGTGTATTAAAAACAGGTGCACAAGTTTCTGGTGGTGGACAAATATTCGAAACAATTAATGATATTGATTTTTCAAATCCATTTAATGATAGGGGTGAATCAAATCGTTTAAAGATACCAAATTTTGATAACAATAATAAATTAATATCATATACTATTACTAAAAGAGAACCGGTTGTTAATGGTATTACAAAAATTTATAGAAGAGTAATTACAAATTTAGATCAAAAACCATTTTTAAAACTATATTTACCTGAACAAAATGTATTAGGTGTTACTTCTGTTATACATAAGGAAGGTACATCATTTAATGCTGACCCAACATCATCAGAATTTTATTCTTCACAAAACAAATGGTATGAAGTTAAAACAATGATACAAGATAAAGTATTTGTACCTGATCCAACATCTGCATCAGATACACAAAATTTTAAATCTGGTGTTTATTTACCTGTTACAAATAAATTTGTTACAGAATATACCCCACAGGGTTATTTTTCTTTAACATTTGGTTCTGGTTCTGTTGACCCATTATCTAATTTAGATGATTATATGACAGGAAATATGAGAGTTTCCTTGGGTTCATATCTTAATAATTTATCATTAGGTGCAACACCAAAAGTAGGAACGACATTATTTGTTCAATATAGAATTGGTGGTGGTAAAGATTCTAATTTAGGTGTTGATGTTATAACTAGTGTGGACGATATTGACTTTGCGGTACAAGGACCAAATTCAAGTGTTAATGATCAAGTCACACAATCATTAAATGTAACAAATGTAACACCAGCAGTAGGGGGTGCTGACCAACCAACAGTTGAAGAAATGAGAAATATGGTTGCATATAATTTTGCTGCACAAGACAGGGCAGTAACATTAAATGATTATAAAACACTAATAGAAACAATGCCATCAACATTTGGTGCTCCTGCTAAGGTAAATGTAATGGAAGTTGATAATAAGATTCAAATTAAATTATTATCATATGATGAATTAGGTAATTTAACTGATGTCGTTTCAAACACATTAAAAAATAATATTTTAACATACCTTTCTGAATATAGAATGATAAATGATTATTTGGATATTGTTAGTGGTGAAGTAATTGATTTAGGTTTACAAATTGACTTAATAATAGACAAAAACTCAAATCAAACTGATATTGTTAGAACATGTATTAATGATACAATAACTTATTTCGATATTACAAAAAGAAAAATGGGTGACCCATTATTTGTTGGTGATTTAATTAGACAATTAGGTAGTGTTAATGGTGTGGTTAATGTGGTTGATGTTAGAGTTTATAATTTAATTGGTGGTAATTATTCTACATCTCAAGTTGCACAAGATTTTGTTGACTCTATAACAATGGAAATTCAACAACAAGATATGACTATTTTTATGAAGTCAAATCAAATATTTCAAATTAGAATACCAAATACCGATATAAAAGTTAGGTTAAAAACTTTAGGAACGACTACATATTGATCTTAAAATTATTTATATTAAAATTAGAAAATTAATTTTTTTCTATTTATATAAATATGGGTATACAAAAACATAGAATTTACACCAATATTGGTGTAGATCAAAATATTACAGTAGAACTAAAACAAAATTTCGATATTCTTGAAATTTTAAGTTTAAACAGACATTAGGTTTTTTTGAAATTTTATATATTTATAATTATGGAATATATATTTAAAGAAAGAATTAATGTTATTAGTTATAATTGTGTTTATATGATAAAAAATATTATAAACAACAAAGTTTATATTGGATCAACTATTAAATTAAAAAAAAGAATAATAGTTCATTTTAATTTATTAAAAAATAAAAAACACACTAGCATAAAATTACAAAGATCTTGGAATAAACATGGTGAAGAGTCTTTTAGATTTTATATAATTGAAGAAAATATTGATATTAAATTTTTAATAGAAAGAGAACAATTTTACATTGATACTTATAATTCTGTAAAAAATGGGTTTAATTTAACACCAAAGGCAGGAACTACATTAGGAAATAAATGGTCTGAAGAATCAAAATTAACGTATTCTAAAATGAAAAAATCATTAGAGCTGGGTGAACCAGTAGTACAATATGATTTAAATGGAAATAAATTGAATGAATTTAAAAATATGAAAATTGCTGCACTTACAATAGGTTTAAAAAATTCTTCAAATATAGGTATGGTTTGTAGAAAAGAACGTAAAACTTTTGGTGGGTTTATATGGGAGTATAAAGATTTAGAAAAACAAAAAAAATATGGGGTTCACGAATTTAATAACAATTTTAAATTAGAATGTCCCCATTGTAAAAGTATTAATTTAAAACGAGCTGGTTTTGTTTATTTAAAAAACATAAAAAAACAAAATTATAAATGTAAAAATTGTTTAAAAAGATTTAGTGAAACTACTAATAATGGATTTTCACCTAATTCTGACATAGAAAAACACAAACAAATAAGAGAACTAAAAGATAAACTAACTTATAAAGAAATTAGTGAAATTGTAAATTTACATCCAAACTCTGTATATCGAATAATAAAAAAATATGTAATTAATGAATAAGTATAGAATATCAACTAATATTGGTAAAGATCAGTTTTTAACTATAAATTTGGAAAATTCTTATGACTTATTAGAAATACTTTCCCTAAAAATTAGTCAAACAGACGTATATAGATCATTTTGTAGTGATTATGGTGTTGTTGTTGGTAGAGTAACTGCAAACAATGGATTTGGTGTACCAAATATAAGAGTTTCAATATTTGTACCATTAGATGATGTGGATGTTAATGATCCCGTAATTTCAGTTTTATACCCTTATACCACAGTAGAAGATAAAGACGATAATAATTATCGTTATAATCTATTACCCTCAAGAAAACAACATGGAGGACATGAACCAACAGGAACATTTCCGGATCAAGAAGATATTTTAACTCGTGAAGAATATTTGGAAGTATTTGAAAAATATTATAAATATACAGTTAAAACAAATGATGCTGGTGATTTTATGATATGGGGAGTACCATTAGGTCAACAAACAATACATTTTGATGGGGATTTATCTGATATTGGTTGTTTTTCATTAAGACCCGATGATTTTATAAGACAAGGTAAAGGTGTCGATCAATTCAAAAACACATATCAATTTAAATCATCTGAAGATTTAGATTCACTTCCTCAAATTTTTAAATATAATAAAACAATACAAGTTTCACCATTTTGGGGAAATCAAGATATATGTCGAATTGGTATAACAAGAACTGATTTTGATTTATCCTCTATTGGTATTAAAATACAACCAAAGGCATATATAATTGGTGGTACATTTACAGATACAGGAAAAAATTCAATTAATAAAAATTGTCAACCCAGAAAAAAAATGGGTCGTAAATGTGATTTAACAACTAAAGCAGGAAAAATCGAAGCAATAAGATTTTCATATGCTAACGATGAATCAAATAGACCTATTTTGGAATATTTTGATTTACATGAAGATATTAGCGATGATGGTGGTTTTTCATTTCCCGTTCCAATGAACAGAGATTTTTTATATACAAATGAATTTGGTGAACAAGAATATACTAATGATCCAAATAAAGGCATACCAACTTCTTCATGTTATAGATTTAGATTTAGTTTAAAAGATGGTGGTTTAGAAAGGGTTAGAGCTATTGGGTCTTATTTAGTACCTAATATAAGAGAGTATGAAAATGAAAAACAACAATCTTATAATTTTACAACAGAATATAGTGGTTACCCATCTAATTCACAATCATTAATATTAAATAATATTGATGGTTTTTATTATCCACAAGATTATTTTTATAGAATAACTTACGGTAAGGTTTATACAGTATCTTCATTTCAAAGTTCATTTTTTCCTGGGTCAACTTTTAAAAAAGATAATTTTTTAGGGTTAAAAGAATTATTACCTGCAGAAGAGGAAGATTGTTCATCTACACATAATACACCACCAGTAAATTTTGGAATTAAAAATTATACATTCACATTATTGATTGCGGATGTTTTGGCATTTATTGATTGGTTATTTAATTCGGTAAAATTAATATTTTTTAATGTATTAGTAAATGCATTATATAGTTTAGGTAACACATGTAATCATAGACCAATTAGGTTTGTGGGTAGAGCAATTTTAAGAATTGCTAGAAATGTACAAGAAGGATCACAAAAAAAATTATATTTAGTCACATATCCCGATTGTGTAGAGTGTACAACAAGTTCTGCAACCAACTCACCAAAAGAAATAAATGTTAATGATTCTTGTCCGATAGGTTCATTTACTTTTTCCACATCTTATACGATGCCGGAAGAATCTCCATCGTATTTCGTATCATCCGGGTTAACAATTACTTTTTCAGGTGCATCAGACTTTCCTAATTCACCATGTTCCGGATCTACTTTTATTGGTAATTTAACATACACATATAAAACATATGTTTATAACAATATTACAAATACTTATGATACTGTTGAAGTAACAACACCACCACAACCCGATTATCTAACTTTTTATGCCATTCAAAGTGGTTATAGTTTAGGTATTAGTGGTGTTACAAATAATACTTTTACAGTTATTAATTTATCTGATTTATTAATACCAACAAATCTTACGGAATCCACATATTTTAGAAATCCACAACCCATATATTATCACGATTACGATCCACTTAATCCACAAATTATTGGTTATACGATTGATTTTCAAGATAATAATAATATATTTGAATATAGCCCTGAAACATATGTTGTAACAATATATGATAATAATGTTTCTAAAACTGGAGTACCATTAATACCATTAGAAGAAGGTTGTCAATTATATAATATACCTTATAATTCACATATTGTTAATACATATTATACAGGTACAACTAATAATTTTACTAGAGTTCTAGTTCCAAATGGAACTCCATCAAATGAAATTATAGATGTTGTTGCAACAACAATTTATAATGAAGGAGGTAATTTATTACCTCCTAATTATAGTAGAATTACTCATGAAAGTGGTGGTTCAGAATTTTCATATGGCATATATTATATTGTACCGGGAACACAAACAACAGGTCGTTTAATTGATATATTATTTGAATATAAAGTTAGAAGAAGAGTTGGTAAATTATTTTGTGGTGGTATTGTTAATTATTCATTTATAGATAATTGGTTATCTGGGTCTTTATATTTCTTTTTATTTAAAGCAAAACATGGTAAATATTGTGGTAATGTTGTGACATATTCTGATAATGATCAAATGTTTTATTATCGTTCATCACCTTTTGATGGTACTAATTTTGGTATTAATGAAAATAAGGGTGGTACAAATGTTGAGTTTTTAGGTAAACCAACTACAATGGTTGATTTAGGTCCTAGAGATGTTTTTATGGGTGAAATTTGTTGTGACCCAAGTTTAGATGTTAATTGTTCAGTCTCAAGATTAATTGGTGCAACATCTTACCAAGATATTGGTGATATTTTAGGTTTGACAATAAATTATAGATTAGAAACAAAATTAACAGATTTAGGTAGTGATATTAGTTTTGATATTGATTATTTTTTCACTAATAGTGGATTTACTAATATTGGTGCAGATGAACCTTTAAATGGTGATATACTTCAATTAATTTCACAAAATTCTGAAGCTGGTATTGAAGTTTTTGATTTACAAAATCCATATTACGTTGGTTATGATTATCAATTTATCCAACCAAGATTTGAACCACAATTTTTTAAACTTAATAATGGATCTTGGGGACCAACACCAATAACATTTAAATTAGATAATTTAAATGGTGAAAAAATAAGAGGTTGTTTAAATTCACCAGGTAGATTAACAGAATCATCTCAACCTATACCTTTTTATTTATGGGATAAAAAAGCAACTGGATTTGGTGATTCGGTAAATCAATCTTGGGATTATGGAAATGTTCAAATCCAACCATTACAAGGAATGACTTATGGTTACCAATTTTCAGGTGCACCAAATCATCCAATTGATAAATATTTGTTATTACCTATAACAAATACATTTTCAGGTTTAACAATAAATGTAAATGGTATCATTAGTAATGTACTGGAATTTGATACGATTGATTATGGTCTTATTGATAATCATATGGATTATAATACAGAATTTCCGGGGTTTACATATTTGTATGTAACCGGAACTGGTTTGGTACAAGGACAAGTAATTGCAACAGGAGGTACATTATATACGAGATATGGACCTGCTGGAACTGATGGTGTTACTGGTTGGAATGTATTAGATTGGATTATTGAGGATGGTTGTATAATACCACAAACACAAGATTATTATTCAGGTAATAAACAAATATTATCAACTCCATTCCAATATTATTTTGGATTAAAACATGGAAGTACAGGTTTGGATAAATTTATAGAAAGATTTGGGCCAACTAATGCGTTTACAACAGTTAACTAATGGAAAATAAAAGAATATTATTACCTACAAAAAGGTATTTTAAGGCGGATGAACAAGACATTGATTTAAGATTAAATCTTGAAAAAGAAGAAGTTTTACTTAGAGAAGGTGATATGGATATATCATTAAATTTAAGTGATTTATTTGAACAAGAAAGAAATAATTGTTATAATTATAAAGTCTATGGTAAAATAAAAATTATTTTTAGGAATTTATATTCAGGTGAAACACAATATTATCCTCTTGTTAGAAATTTATATTTAAACGGTGATGGTTCTGATTATGATTATACACATGGTTATATTCCATATAATGAATTTGCATTTTTAAGAAATGATGTTTTAAGAGAAGTTAATAATCCTGTAAGTGGAAATACATTGGGTACATTTACGCCAGATATTCAATTATCAGGATATACAGGACATACTGTTATAACACCAATAACGGCACCGTATCAAAATTGGAATTTATATTTAAGTTATATTTATTCAGGTGATCCAAATTTTAAAATGAATTATACATTAAGTGGTGGAACAAATTATAGTTTTACCGCACAAGATGGTATCCCATTTAGAGTTACAACAGGTTCCACCTATTATACACTTACATCACCAATTGAACATGGAATCAGCTCTGGTGAATATCTTATTATATCTGGTGGTAGTTTTAATGATTCAGTACCAATAAGTGGAAAAACCTTTTATATTGACACCGTTGGTAATGAAACATATAATTCTGAAAAATATGTCATTATAATTCAAAATAGTCAATTTCCTAGTGGAACTACTTTATCATCAGTTATATTTGGTAAAAGATGTTTAGATATTAATGATATTAGTGGTACCACATCACAATATTATGTACATAAACATAAAACATTAACAGGTATTAATGATATGTTAATGGATAAAGTTGGTTTTGAATCACCAATTTTTAGAGATGAAAAAAAATTACTATTTCAAAATGTTGACGGTACGTATGATTTTTTAGTTGAAAAAAATAGAATGGAATCGGTTCTATTTGATTTTACGACACCATTTACTTTAACTGGTATAACAAATAATTTGGGTTATACACCTACTGAAATATATGTAACAAGTGTTTTTAGAAATGGAAACGGATTTTTTAACTATCCACCTAAAGTAGGTTATAAATTTAATTTCCATGATACATACATAGATCAACAATTTAGTGGAAACACATCTTTAGAAACTTCAATTAGTGGTGTTACATTTACAGGTAATACACCCTCTGCATCAGGTTATACTTTTATTAGTGGAGAAACATTACCTATTGGTACATTATTAACAGGTGCATTTGTTGAATATAATGTTAATGAATTAAAAGAAAGAATAATATCGGAGTCATTTCATCAAATAAGTAATCCTCCTAATATTTTTTATTATGGACAAACTGGTGATACATCAGGTTTTTCAGGGGCAACACCTGATAATATGTTTGGTTTAATTTATCAACCACATTATAGGGTTAAATTAAGACAACAATCACCATATATTGAAACTTCGGATACTAATCAAATTTATGGTTTACCTGAAAATTCCAAATACTTTGTTAATGAAGGTATTTGGAAATGGAGAGATTTGTATGATCATGGTTATGTAGATATTGATGGTAATGGAACTGATTTTCCGTTTTTAAATAATTGTCATGCGGTTAAAGTTGATTTAAATTTTTATTTGAGAAATGAACAATATTATATCAATAAAAAAGACGGGATTAACAATTTTAATAACAATAATAATAATAATAATAATAATAATAATAATATAATCTGCTAATGGAACTTTTAAAATCAAAAAATGACATAAGTGTAATATTAAACACAGAACAAAATTTTAAAACTGACGCAGGTTGGGAGGAGAATTTAGTTGATTTTGAAATTGAGGTATTAAATAGTGTAATTAACCCAATAAGTAATTTTGAAACATTTAGATATATCCATAAACCATACACATCAACAAACAATATAAATCAAACAGATATTTGGTTTTATTTTTATTTTTTAGATAGTGGTTCAACATATACAAATGGTTTAGATTACAGTCTTATTGGTATAACAACACAAGAAAACGCTTTAATGTTAAAAGATTCAACTAAAAGTTTTTTTAGGTTAGAATTTTATAAAACACCTAGCGGTGCTACACCTGATAGAAGTAATAGAAGATTAGTGATGACAAGAAATTTATTATTACCAAATGGTGAAAAATATTTTTATGGTCCGTTAAATGAGTATATATATTTACCTGTATTTACGGGTAATAATTATAGAAATAAAGAAAATATGTATTTATTTTGGTTTCAAGATGATAGTGCAATTGTACCAACAACATTAACTGGAGACACATTTTGGATGACTGGTAAATTCTTTAATGCAAAAGATGGTACAATTGCAGATTTTACAACTACTGGATTAACTTCAGTACAAGAAGTTAATGAAAGTAGTGATATGTATTATAAAGTTGTGATAGATAGAACAGATTATTCTTATCAAGTTTTTAGATTTGATGGAGTTAATGTTGGTTCTAGAATAGGTGAATCTGGAGATCCAATAATATTTTATGAAAAAAGACAATAATGGAAAATAGTTATCAATTATTATATGTTACAGGGTCAACATCGTATCAAATACCCATATTTTTAGAATCAACTGTGGATGAAATGGGTGTCATGGTTGGGTTTGATGGGAATTTAACGCAGGTAGAACAATTATGTAATTTTTCATACACACAAACTGGTAATACTATTCAAGTTTATAATACTGTTGATTCAACACAATTAAGAACGATTGTAACTCAAGAATTTACAATTGATTGGGGAGATGGTAATATATCTGGTATTACTGTTAGTCAAAATATTGGTGAAAATCTTCCAACATTAACCCATACATATAGTATACCTTCTGGATATACTTTATCTATTTTATTAAATTCTCCTTGGAATTCACAAACATTAAGTAAAAATATAAATGTACCACTAAATTTAACTATTGTAAATCCATTAGGTACATTTAGTGGTTTTACAATTCCATATACAGATATAACAGGTCAAACACAAGATTATATTAATGATTTAGACTATACAAATAACACAGGATATACTACATTTTCATTTGCAGCATTAGGTAGAAGTAGGATTAGTGAATTGAAATTATATGGATCTGATACATATTCAGGAGTAACAGGTGGAATAACTACGGATGGTGTTGTTTATAGTTCATATACAATTGATAATTTATTTTATACTGATTATGCGGATGGGATTACATCAATTACTGGAAATACAAATAATTTTCAAAAAGAAGAAGTGTTTAATCAAATGTTAACAAGAAATGAACATTTTATAGGGTTTATTGATGATCCAATTGTTTATTCTGACATATTCGTGGAAAGAGGTAAATTAAGTATAATGGAAAATAATTTAAGATTGGGTGAAATAGAAAATACAGGAGAGTTAGAAATATACGGGGATGGATTTTTTAATATTCAAAAACAATAAATTTTATATTTATAAAAGAGACAAATAAATTAATTAAAAAATAAATAGGATGGCGATAGGTAGCTACGGGATTATAAGACCAAGTGATGTTTCACCGGCAGATGTGGATATTTTTTATCATTATACTGCGGATAGATTAACAACTTCTGCGGTTACGTTAAAAAAATTAACGTCAACAGACATTTTAACTCCTGTGTATCATAATTCAGATACCACGGATGACGTAAATGCACCAAATGTTGAAATATTAGGTGGTTTATATAATTTAAAATTAAATTCTTCTGATTTTAATGAATTAGGTATATATACAATACATATTAGACCAAAACAAATAAGAACAACAATTACAGATTGTGGTATATTGGCATCATTACCTTCTGTTAGGGGTTTGGTTATTGATTTAAGTACTGTACCCACTGCCGATATGAATAAATTCACACCACAAGGATTAGTTGGGTATAGAGTGGAATATATTGATACAAATACAAATCAGAAAACACCCAATTTTTATAAGATTGTAACATCTTCTTTTTATTGTACACCAATTACATCAAATTTAACTAATACAACACAAAAGGCGATTAGATATCAATATAGTGAAAATGCAACAAACTTAATGTTTTTAACAATAACACCATCATCTGCCCCATCTAATAAACCAAATACAGTACCATTTATTGGACAACCATCTCAAAAAATTATATTAACAAATACATATGTTAACCCAACAACTTTGGAGGTTGAAATGGTTGAATACGATACAAATACATTGGCTTATGCTCTTTATGGTAATCAAACTAAAGCGGTTACTCCGGGTATATACACAATATATGATAAGGACAATAATATCTACAAACAATATAACCTTTATGAAATTAAAGATACATTTAATGATACGTTATTTGAGGTTAGAGAAGAAAGAACAGATATTGATGAAACACTAAACTTTGATACTATTACAAATATATAATGGCAACAGTAAGATATAAAGTTCCAAGTCAAGCAGCAAGTGGGGCGGATACTTTCGCAGATAATCTTGTGGGTGTACAAATTACAGACGGGTCAAGTCAAATGACTATGACTAGTTTTGCTATTGATAATGTCATTCCTGAAAAAGATTCTAAAAAATTTAAAACAAGTCCATTTTCAGATTTTTTAACATTAGATAATTTAAAACAAGAATTAGATGCACCAACAACAATTTCCGATCAAGAAAAACAAAATCTTATTGTTTTTAAAGGTGCTAAAGATGATGCTGGTAAATCTTTATTCGGTTCTTTAAAAAGTAGATTATTAGTTTCAATAACAAGAATTATCAATAAATTTCCTGCTGGTTTTGTGGTTAATGTCAATGCACCGATTGGAGGTTCGTTAAATTCTGCATTTAATATCAGTTATAACACATATTCTAAAACAACACAATTTCAAATTGAAAATTCTAAATTATTTAATCCATTTGAAATTGTTTTATTAAAACCAAATTCAAATACTATAATTGAAACTGACAATCCAATAAGGAATTTTTATTTGTCATATAAAAAATATGTATTAGACATTAATGGCACAACATATGATATCATTAATTATGTACAACCAGTTAATAATATAATTACTTTTACTGTTAATGGTAATCCATTTGGAACCGGAACTACATATAATCAAAATTTATTATTTAGGCCAAATAATGGGATCACTGAAGAATTTTTTAATAATTTAGATGATGTTGAAGGTACGTTATTAACAAAAGACACTAGTCCAAAATATAATGCGGGATTTTATATTCCAAAAGATACCTTTGATAGTTCAAATACCGCATTAGTAAGAGTTGAATATAATTGGCCAATATCAGATGATAATTGGAATTTACAAATTGTTGGATTAAAATTTGATCAATATGTTCAAAATCTAAGTGATACCGCTGATTTGATTGATGATTATAAATCTAATTTAATGGTTAGATTTTTATCTGCACCACAACTATTTGAATACGATACACCAGACCAAAAAATAACATCAGTATTTCAATTATATGGACAAAGTTTTGATAGTGTAAAAAAATATATTGATAACATTGCATTTATGAGAAATGTAAGTTATGATGGTATTAATAACTTACCTGATATTTTATTAAAAAATTTAGCAAATAATTTAGGTTTAGAAACCATTAATTTATTTGATGAAAACACAATAGATCAAACATTATATACAAGAAGTACTAATCAATATAGTGGTGTACCAGAAGGTAAAACATTTATTGAGGCGGAATATGAATTTTATAGGAGACTATTAATTAATTTAGCACACATTTATAAATCAAAAGGTACAAAATCATCGTTAAATTTCTTTTTAAAATTTTTAGGTGCCCCTGAACAATTAATAAATATTAATGAATATGTATACGAAGTAACAAATTTACCTAAATTAAACGATATTGAAAATCAAATTTACGATGTTATTCAAGGGAATAAAAAAAATGTAATATTAAGTTTTGATCCGTCTGGTTTTACATATACTCAAACAATTTCTAAACCATCAACAACATTTGTAAGATCAGATTATCCAATTGATGAAACAACTGGTTTACCTAGACGTGCAAATAATGTTGCTAGTGACATTTTTTTCCAAAAAGGTTCTGGTTGGTATGATATTACAACAAACCATAGAACACCTGATGTTTTAGA